ATAAAAGTTTTTACCGCTTGAAATTCTTCGACCACGCTTGTCAAAGATCTCAGCAGTTAAACTATAGCTACCAAAGCTCATACAAACTCGCCATTTACTATTTTGAAAACTTCTACAGGACCAGATGATCGAATATATTCTCGTCCACCATCAATCATATTACCATCAATGAATAAACAATCGTGGTGAGTTGAACTATACCAATATTTACCATCTTTATCTTTAATCATACCAAACTCAAGTGACTCTACAATGTCCGCGTTGGTGATCATTGTGTCTCCTTTATAATTACGGTAAAGACCAAAATAACGATTGCCAAACTCAGGATGAGGGGATTCCCTATAGAAAACATCAACAGGAGTATCGCTAGCCCTAAGGTCAGTCGTACAGACATATTTGATTTGTACTTTGTCTTTCTTTTCATAATGAGCTATAGCTTTTTCTACATCAAATATTGGTGCATGATTTATCTTCATAGTTAATCTCCAAATGCTAAGTCGTGTATAACGAATTTAGCTTCTGCTATTGACTTGCACTTATCACCATTCACAGTAATATTACGGGTATTTACAATTACGACCTTTATTTCTTTTGTCGCTAAAACCCAGTTATTTGGTGATCGTGTTCGAACAGCACATGTGCCAGTTGAAAAATACAAAGTATCAGATAATTCATCTGATGCGATCTTACGTTGAAAATGTACATTAGCCACTTATAATCATCCTTACTAAACCAACAACATCAATACCAACTAATAGCATGTAATTAGCGAGCATGCCAAATGATTTGCGAGAATAAGCAGCCCAAGCGTACATAGAGCACCCGCTGATCCAAATAGGATACATCCAAATAAGAGGCGGGTTAGGGACTGTTGCCGCCATAGTAATGGAGCAACCGATGCTAAAAGTCCAAGCCAAAAGCTCAACGCAAAAGCGAAAACGGTTAGATTCAAAATCATTTTTAATCCACTCTAAAGTAGGTTTGAAAAAGTCATTAGTCAATTAAGCCGCCGCCTCCTCTGCAGCAAACCAATCCGACAGATCTGAATAGGCAATGTTTTCACCATCTGCCATGTCAAAACGTGCCGAATAATCTGAACGATCCCCTCCTTTTAGAGGTATCCACTGCTCCAGTTTACGCACAATGCCATGCCGCATGTCACCGTCGTTCTCAGTGACACAACGAGCGAGCCAACGATCCCCACCCCAGTAGAACTCAGTAGGGCTTTCCCACTCTTCCCAAGGAGTGTCTGAATCTCCCACAATATTCCATTCCAGGATATACTCTTCCCAAGACTCGTTTTTGCACTCAACCAGCGCGCTGAGAGTGGGGATGCCACCCTGTGCAATTCGGTTGATATGCTCGCTGGTGAGGTTCTCTACCACATATGTGTGACCACCTTTGAACTTCCAGTACTGAGGGCATTCTCCTTTGCCGTCCCAATCATGGGCACCATAGTTTTCGCGAACTTGAGTAAAAATTACCAACTTAGACATATTGTATCTCCTTAGGCGAATTGAGAAGCATCTTGTAAAAAGCCAATCGCTTGGCTACGTGTTAAAACTGGATATTGATCCATTAGTTGTTGAGCAGCATCGTCAAAATCAATTTGACCATCAGCAGCTAATTCAAGAAGCTCTTTAGCTGTGGTATAGATGTCTTTAATTTTACACATATTTTCATTCCTTTATCAATTTATGGTACTATTATACCATATCTGGAGAGAATGTACACTGTTTTGTGAAAATAAAAAAGCCTTTAGAATCAATAACTTACAACTGCGGTAGCCCTAAGTTATTGATTCTAAAGGAAAAAATATTTGTAACATTTTGTATCTTTTTTGATACAGTTTAGGAAAAGAAGTCCTCTAGAGACACTTTTGACTCGGCCGTCCAGCCAACAGCCTCTAGAATCGGGGTAATTGGGTCTAAGAAAGTCTTTTCAAACTGAAGGTCATAGTTAATATAGTCATGTAGCTGAAGTTCAGGTGGAAGATAGTCTGGGAAAGCAATGACATTTTCACGAATAGGATTAGGCATCTTAAGATAACAGAACTTCACCTTTTCACCATTGTTGATCGCCGTATACTTTTTGCTAAGGTCTTTATCTTTGAGATAGTGGTTGTACAAGATAGCACCGCGAATATGAATTGGTGTACCCTTTGTATATAGTTCACCACGAGACCTAGACCATTTGCTAATATCGTTAGCACCACGAGGAAAGGCAACTTGTTCTGGAGGAAGAGAAGAAAAGTATTCTTTGAATTCTTGAATAGCTTTTTGTGTTTTTGTTTCTGAACCAGAAATGATTACCTTGAAAAGATTTTTCAGTGCATCACGACATGCCGATGGTGTAGAAGACTTAATAGCTTCAATACCCATGATTTTTAGTTTTGGTTCTGCGTATTGAACACCTTCATTATTATGGACATTAAGAATGTAACGCTTCTTTGCAGTCCAGATTCCACGATCAGCAATTGCTTCACGACCCATCTCCATGCGTGGAATATAACAACCAAACTGATCAAATAGTTTTTGATACGATTTTTGAAGCATTGGTTGAAATTGATCTTCGCAAATCTTATCAATGTTTTGAACGTGATTTTCTTTGACGTACTTATTTACCAATGGACCAAAGTTAACATACACAGAATCAGTATCAATTGCAATAATGTAATCTTTATCTTTAGTGCCGATGATCTTATTCATAAATTCATTGACAGAACGTTCAGCCCAACGAATCACAGTCTGACCAGTAAGAGTAATACCTTCGGCAACGCGCAAGTCAAAGTAACGGAAGTACTTATTGCCAAGTGCGCCATAAAGTGAGTTGAGCAAGATCTTAATAGCCATCTGCTGGTTTTCATATCGAGCAATATCACGTTCTACGCGATACAATTCAATCTTGTTATTTTTGTCGATGGTTTCTTTTTCTTGCTGAGCTGCAAGCATTTTCTTTTTGACAGCTTTACGTTCATCGTAATAGTCAACAATGATCTTTGGTAGAACACCTTGCTTATCTTTACGAAAGTAAACACCATTTGCAGCAAGAGCATAATCGGGGTTTTGATTTTGATAGCCAGCCAAACATTTATCTGGATCAATATTTTCACGTACATTATCAACGATTGTTTCAGGTGACATGTTCCATTGAACAATAATGTTTGGATACAGTGAGTTCAAATCGAAAGATACAACCCATTCATGTAAACCAACATGTGGCGGCTTGACATAACCACCAGGATAATCAGATTTGAATTTATCTTCGGCTGTTGGAGCAACAATACCTTGGTTACACAAATCACGATAGATGATTGCATCCCAAATTGCGGTGGTGCCAAGAGTATCAGTATAGTTAACACCACCACGATAAGCCATCGTAAGTGCTAGGGTAATCAATCCCATCTTATCTTCAAGTCGATCTACGAGTTGAACGTCTTTAATGTTATAGTCAACAAACTTTTGATAATTGTGTTTGTACAAAGAATGAAGGGAAGAGAATTCTTCGTAAGACAGTTTGTTTTCACCTAAGACAACATTAGCAATATGATCTAGTTTGTAAGATTCTTGAGCACCATACGAGTAACCAAACTTTTTGAAGAGTTCTAGATAGTCAAGTTGAGCAATACCAGTAAGTTCATAGTATTGTTGACTACGACCGTTAATGGTAATATCACGTGCAGAAATGAGTTCCCAAGGCGACATTTTCTTTGCAAAATCTTCGCCAACAATACGTACGATACGATTTACAAGATATGGAATATCAAAGAACCGACTGTTCCAACCTGTGATAACATCGGGGCAGTGAGTCTTTGAATTCCAATGAGCTAGAAATCGAAGAAGTAGTTCTCGTTCGTTAGAACATTGCACGTAATTAATATTTGATGTATTACAACCATCAATAGAACAAGCTAATGGATCATATTGATTCAAACCCCAGACATAATAGATGTTATCAATATTATTTTTGATTGTAATAGTAATAACTTCATGCAAGGCTTGATCTGGCTCTGGGAAGCCATCATCAGATGCAACCTCGATGTCAATTGTAGAAACATTGACCAGGTCACGATTAAAGTCTATATTGTCGGGGAATTTTTCTTGAATGAATTGTGTAATAAAGTTTGTATTGCCATACAACTTTTTATCGGCACCACCAACATTTTTCCATTGTTGGGTATAGTCTTTTACTTCTCGCATTGTATCAAACAAACGTGGAGACACACGAATACCGTCCATAGTATACGCGGTTCCAGCAGGATCTGCTTGATATAGTGTAGGTGTAAATCGAATTCGATCTTCAAACTTGTGGCCATCTTTATAACCACGGTAAAGAAGAGTGTTTCCGTATCTAGCTACGTTCGTGTAAAATTCCAAAGCTTATCTCCATAATTAATATAACTATTATACAACAAATTCGTATAATTGTACACCATTAAGAGACAATATTTCTAGTAGGAGTAAAAATCTTTGAGTGAATAGACTTATATTGATCTGCTAAACCATCAACCGGTTCTGTAACGAATAAGACCGAAGATTCTTTGATGAATGTCTTTTGCTGATTCATTTTTGAGTATGGCATTAGATCAGCAAGACCAATTCCATTTTCAGTTGGAAGTAAAATTGAAACATCCTCAATTGTATATCCACCAGATACTTCAGATACTTCAGCAATAATCTCTTCACCAGAAGTTAGTCGTAATAATTTAATCATAATATTATTTCCATTATTTAATTAAGATGAGGGCCGAAGCCCTCATCAACAAAGCCATTAGTCTTTCTTAGCGACAAAGGCATACATTTCTTGAGCCTTTTTCATCAATTCATCCATACTGTAAGGCTTCAATACAGATTGCATTTCTTCGGCTGTTTTCTTACCTTGTTCAAACAGTTGCTGGCTAAACATATAGTTCATTTCCCATTGTTTGTCCATGTAATCTTTAGCCATTGCTAAAACATCTTGACGAATTTCAAAAGGGTTTTTGTTACTCATTATGTAGTCCTCTCAGTCAATTTAGCCCAGATAAGTTTATTAACAGTGATGCTGTTATCCACTATCATTTTAGCAAATAGTGTCTGTGTATCAATAAAATTGACAGCAACTACTTGTAATTCAGGTTGGTCTTTGAAGATTTGATCTGCAACAATTTTCTTTGTTGCTTGGAATTGATCGATATAAAAGTTTGGTGTGAACATATTAGTTCTCCTGTGTTGTGTGTTTTAAGGCGGAGCTTTTGTTTTGTATGAGATGCTCCTCAACTCATATATTATATATTACCAGTGTGGTGCCTGAATACCAGGCTTACTGATTTCTCTCATCCGTCTTTCCAAGTCAGCCAAGTCAACAGATCGAGCTAAATAAGCTTCAACTTGTTTTTGGCGTGCTTGTACCATATTATCAATAGTGCTACTCAACATTTTCTGTAAGTAACTGAGAAGATTTTTGATTTGTGTCATGTGTGATTACCTCGTTGTTATAATTGATACTAACTTTACGGGGCCGCTTTTCTTCTGGTAGTACTACCTTCAATTCAATTGACAGGATTCCATCAGTTAGATTTGCTCCTTGTACTTGTACGTACTCAGACAATCTGAAAGTTCTTACAAACCGTTTTGACGAAATACCACGATGGATATATTCATTGTCGGTTTGGTTTTGCTCTCCACGTACAGTTAGAGTTCTATCGTTTACCTCAATATCAATGTCAGAACGCTTGAATCCAGCGACTGCTAGTTCAATGACGTATTCTTCAGGTGATACTTTAAGAATATTGTGAGGTGGATAGTGATCGTTTGCTTGTCGAGCCACTTGATCTAGCTCTGCTAACAAATGATCGAAGCCTACGAATGAGGCACGTGGGAATAGTTGCTTTACACTTGTCATATTAATGACCTCCTTATATTAAGCAAGGTTAGTTAAAAGAGACCGGAACATTCCGCATCTCAGTTTTATTTATATCACTTTAACGGAAAAACTTGTAAATTTAGTTGAATTTCATCGCCAACATTATATGGTCTATCTGAAGTTGTAGTTAAATCAAATCCATTGAACATATAATGAATTGTGTATCCATTGTTCACTTTCTCATTTACATACGAAACTTGAGTTCTGCAATGTTCTTCAGTTTTGTATCCAATAATTTCTCGATTAGAATTACGACTCATTTCGCTACCAGCAATTGCACCAATTACAGTTGCTGCAGTTTTGCCATCACCTCCACCAAAACGACTTCCAATTACTCCACCAATAATTGCTCCAACAACTGGATTGCCGTTTCCATCTCCGTAAATAGGAACATTGACTGGTTCACATATATTCGTTTTTACTTTATTGCTCACATTAATATAATTATGTTCAATATGAGTTACAATTCCAGTACCTTTAGCATGAGATTGTGCTTGTGCTAAAGGTGTAACTAGTAATAATAGTAATATTAATTTTTTCATGATTTTTGCGAATCTCCTTTTGCAACTCGATAGTTATCTTCAACTGAATCCGGTGTGCTTACTTCAATAATGGTACCTTCACTTACACAAGAAATTTGATGAGGAAGTAATGGTGGATTATGCCACGTATCACCTGCGTTTAATGTTTTAGAATATTGCGTTGCATCTGTAGTATCAATCCAATATACAACAAACTTACCTTCTAATACATACCACGTCTCTTCTTTTTCAGCATGAAAGTGCATAGAAAACTTTGCACCAGTCTTGAAGTTCAAAAACTTACTACAGTATTTATCATTAGTAACCCAGATTAATTCTGAACCCCAACCTTTTTTTACGTATCCATCAAGCTTTGACATTTTTTTCAATCCATTCTATAGGGTTAGTCCAATTTACGTCTGCTACTGTATTTGCCCATGTAGTATCAGCGCATGTATAATATTGATACTGACTTTTAAGTTCATTAGGCATAGGAATAAATTCAATATCAGTTTTTAGCTTATTACTAATTTTTTTAGCTATTACTTCAAATGATACTGGTTTACCTGTTCCAACATTGAAAATTCCACGGTTTTCCCACGCCTTAGTTTTTAACATTTGCATATGAAACTCAACTACGTCATCTACACAAACAAAATCTCTTACAATTTTATGTGAACCCTCAAATAGTTTTATGACTCCATACTCTTTTGCTTGTAATGGAAATTTAGTAAACACCGAAGCTTGCGAACCTTTGTGTTCTTCCCCATGACCATACACATTAAAATATCTAAAGATTTGAACGTTACTATATGGATCAGCAGTTAATGTTTTTTCGCTAAGATATTTTGACCATGCATAAGGTGATTGAGGATATAAATCATCTCTTTCATGCGATGGGTTTTGTGTTGTTCCATAAACGCTTGCGCTAGATGCAAACTGCATAGGAATATTATATTCTTTACATTGATTATAAAGGAATTCAGTAAATGCAATATTTTGCCGGCCAATAAGATTAGTATCACGTTCAGTAGTACTTGAATTTGCACCAACATGAATAACCCAATCTAAATCTTCATTAATGTGCGGCCAGGCAATTCGATCTTTCCAATCATAGGTTTGTACCATATGATTTTCAGATTCCAAACGCTTGAGCAAATGAGAGCCAATAAAGCCTTTGTGACCCGTCAATAAAATTTTCATAATATATCTACTTCAATTTGTGTTAAACAATATGTTCCTGTATGCTGTACCGCGTGGGCTGCAGCTTTATTAGCTTTTACAATTGCATTTGTAAACGAATTAGTCTTTAAGTAGTAATACGCGAATGCCGCAAGGAATGTATCTCCAGCTCCACAAACATCTACTACTTCGACTTTACATGGTGGAATAATATTATCATTCCATTTTGCTCCACCTGCACCAAGAGTAACAATCAAATCAGTTGGTTCACTTATTAGACGATTGTATTCTAATTCATTAATCTTAATAATTGCACCTTCAAACCTTTTTAGATCTGTCTTCTTGGTGTCAATTATAATAGGTCCACTATATGAATTGATGAGTTTCTCAACCATTTCATAAGAAACAAATCCTTTATTATAATCACTAATTACAACAGCATCATAGTCTAAGTCAAACGTATCGTCGAAATCAAATGGTTCACTGCTGAAATCATTGTCAATTCTTACGATGTGTTGTTTACTTCGGGATTCAATAAGTCGTGTTTTCAAAGACATAGTGCCATGAAGGTAATATACTTCACAGCCAAAAGCTTCAAGATTACGTTTGACATTTGCTGCCATTCCTGGAGTCTTTGTTTCGTATTCTGGAACAAAGATTGGAACAGGAGCTTCGGGGCTTAGTCGATTGACCTTACCATATTTGTAGACATCTAAACAATCATCACCGATTAATAATATCTTGAATCTTTTTTGTTGTGGAGTATTCATCAATTCTATCAAACCATACTATATTATTAACTAAGTGTTTGCCTTGAGGATTACCATTCTTGTGATCAGAACCTTTCACAATAACAGTACAACCAGTGGACTCAATTATATTGCATATGTCTTCATCTGTCTCAAAAATATAAACCTCATCAACACTCTTAAGATTTTCAAGAATTTCTTTTCGTTCTTCTTGAGTATTAATGGGCCGTGAATCACCTTTTTTACTTTTTACTCTTTTATCTGAATCAATTGCTACTACTAATTTACTACCTAGACTTTTGGCGTAATTCAGCATTCTCAAATGCCCAGTATGTAAAATATCAAATGTACCATTTACAAATATAATATCCATTATACAACATTTTCAATCAAATGTAAACTGTTATTTTCCAATGTTATATTTTGGACACAGTTCCCATTCGTGTTTTTCTTTATGCGAAATTACTTTGATCTGTCTTAGCGGTGCAATATCTTTTGCTTCTTCTGGCTTTACAATTGTAACTAATCCCCAGTCAGAAAGAAGCACTGCAATGGTATTACGTCGTTGAACGTCATTGTCAGTTAAATTAGATGGCTTTGAATCGAGCAAAAATAGCTCTTTGAAATGCACAATAAAATATCTACCTTGCTTATGTAGTATATGACAAGACTGATATAGTTTGCGATCTTTGCGGGAGGCAACTCCAATTCGAGTTAGTGTTTCTCTAACTTTAAGGAAGTCATCCGGTTCATTAAGAGTAATCTCCAACATTGAGGCTGGAGTCCAGTCATGGATCTCTTTATAATTATTGTTATCGTTTTCCACCTTTACTCATCCTTTGTTTCAATTCAATTAGTTGATGATCATTTAATAGCGAAAGGACTTGTTTAGCTTTTTCATTACTATAGCCATAATATTCCTTCACCACGTTCAAAGAATCGGATTCACTACTCTTAAACCACTTAGAGAAGCGTTTTCTTTTCCTAATGATATTTATAAAAAAGTCAAATTGAAGGCGTGAGTCTAGATGATGATGTTTATTCATCTCATTAGCGTAAATCGCGGTATCTTGAAAATAAGATAAACCGCGATTTACCATGAATGAGTTATATTGTTTTTCCGCCAAATCATCAACCATAATATCAACTTTGCTATCATTGATAGCGTTCAAATAATCAAATGGCGTCATAATATTAACTCAATGCAATTGCAGTTTCGAGGGAATCTCGATCTAAGGTTTTAGTATCTCCATAATTTACATGATTGTCATTATTATAAAGTTGTGGAACACTTCGGTGACCTTTTTCTTTTAAGAAGAAGGCACCATCTACATCTTCACTGATATTGATAGTTTCATATTCATATCCCCACAATTCTAGTTTTGATTTTAGAATTGTACAATGAGGACAATTATCTTTTGAATAAACTCTTAATGTTGTTGCCATAATATTTCCTTATTAAAGTCCAATAAGTTTCCAACCATGTGTAGCAATATTGCCTAGTATAATAAAAAAACATGTAAGTATATTAATAATTACCCAGACAGTTCTAATGATTGCAACCTTATCAGATTTACTATTGTTTGTCTCATAAGCTTTTGGGCCGAGGGCTCTGCACCAAATATTCCACGCATCTTTTAATGTTGACATTATTATATATCATTTCCATTGTGCATTGGCCATAATTTCGGTCATGCACGCAACAACATTAAGTTCGTGATCAGCAACAAAAGCGTTTTTGTATTGGTAATCGGCAAGGATCAAAACAATTTGTGGAATCGATTGTGGTTGAGCATAATCAGTCATAGTATCGTAAATCTTACGAAAGATTGCTTGTGGTTCAACATCAATATTATCCACAACCCATTGGCGCATTCCCTTGAAGTTCTTTTCTTTCAAATGGTTCATCAAACTTTTAATGTTATCATCAACAAGGTTTGATAATACACCACTATCGATTTTACCACTAATAGAATATCGTTGACATTCATTTAGTACACGACGAAAATCAGGGAAGTGCTTTTCAACCAGAATCGCCAGAGCTTTTGGCTCGAAGTCTACATTTTCAGTAGTAAGAATATCAACAACACGCTTGTAGAATGTTGCAGCAATCTTAGGCTTTTCATTACGTTGAATACTAAAATCATATACTGAACACCGTGAATGTAGTGGTTCAATAATACGATTCTTAAAGTTGCAGGTTAGAATAAACCGGCAGTTATTTGCAAACTCTTCAATAAAACCACGAAGGGCCGGCTGGGTAGATTGAGGGTTCAAATAATCAGCTTCATCGAGGATAACAACTTTATATCCACCTTGAAGTGATACCGTTGATGCAAAGCTTTTGACTTTGTTTCGAAGGGTATCAATATTGCCCTCTTCCGATCCGTTGATTAGAATATAATCTAGGCCTAGTTCATTGCATAAGGCTCTAGCAACGGTGGTCTTACCTACACCAGCCGTACCGGTAAAAAGCATATTAGGCAATTGACCGGTAGCAACGATTTGATTGAAGACTTGCTTAAGATCATTTGATAAAATAGTTTCGTCAACTTTACGAGGACGATAACGTTCGACCCAAAGGAAATCATTCATGCACATTCTCCATAATAAAGATATATTATACCATATAAATCATAAAAAGTAAATGGTTTAATTAGATATAACCTTCGCTATATAAAAACATTTTTAAGTGGTAATAGAAAATTTGAGGTTGTTGATCCGGCGTTGGACACTTTGGATATCTTTTGAACATTCGAAGTATCAAATCTTCTATTT